AGGAAATTTCCGTTAAAAGCCATTACATTTTCCTTATATATTCGGCCAACGTAGGATGACCCGCTTCTTTGATTGCATTATATACCGTAGTACGGTCACTTTGGATAGCCTGTTTCATATAGATAACAAGTAGCTTCTCTATGCTATCGCGGTACGCAATAGCCTGATCCCGTAACGCAGGGTGAGCGTCTTCGGAAAAGGCAACGATCTTACCTACGCATCGGTGCGCCACTTCTTCCGCGGTAAACCCGCGATTATCCGTTGTTTCAACCTCAACCTTAAACTCGCCAAAAGCCATGTTGTTCATGTTCTAGCCTTTCTGATTGGACCGTATCGATACTCGTCAGCGATCTCTTGACCCTCGCCCAGGTTTTTAAGTCTAGCAAGGCCCTCTCTAAATCGACCTTCGTACAAGGTCATTAGGTTTGCATCGCCTTTCATGTATGTGTACGCCTCAGACAAACACCCGTACAACAAGGTCATTCTACCATCATCGCTTAAAAAAGAAGTGGTTATATCTTCACCAATAGCCGACAAGACGCCAGTGGCGCCACTGCTAGATCCAGTGATGGTTTCTCCCACGGTAAACGATCCACTAGGTATAGGAACACTTAAAACAGTTGATGAGTTTACACTCGTTACTGTTGTAGACTGTCCGCTGGTTGATCCCGTAATTGTATCCGAAGTGGTAAACGTTCCAGACACACTGGTCATTGTTAGAAGAAAGGTGCTTTTGGTTATGCTAGTAGGACGGTAGAAGTATGCCAGTTCCACTACATAATCGCCGTTTGGCGTTGGACCGATAATAAAATTCTCTTCATCAAACTGCGCGTAGTATATAGGCTCCCCAGTAGTGGCTGGATTAGGCGTGTAGGTTTGTACAAAGTCTAAATCTTTAAACAAAAGAAAAACCTTCTTACTGCCTACCGTTGCACTTAAAGAAAACGGGGCTAAAAAATCAGAGGGAGCTTTTAAAAACTCATTGCCAGAAGACATAACCCCCGCGGCGTTTCTTTGAAACACTGAGAGTTGTACGTTTTTTAAAATTCTTTCTTCAGTCATTTCTATAAACAACGGCAGGTTACGAACGAAACCAGCCTCATCGTTGTCCGTATAGTCCTTAATTGCTGTCTTTAAAGTTGTGTATGTAAAGCTCATGTTGTTACCGTAACCTTTCCAACAGAGCCTTGGGCGATAAGGTTGTTAGGTGTTAATTGCCCATCCCCACCACCAAAGCTGCGAAGACCAACGGGGTTAAACCCGTATTGGATATTTCTTTGTGCGTCTAAATCTGACTCAGGCCGAGGGTTCTTCAATGCTTGAGGATCGGGCCCAACCCTGGGAGGAAAGAGTTGAGGATGCTTTGTTTCAAACTCGTCCTTGCCTACCTTGGCGCCGGTCCACTCAACACGCATGTCTTTCAACCGATACCGAAATCCGGATCGATCAGATATTCCATAAGCGTTTTTGTCAGAGGCGTATGGCATACTAGACCCTCAAGTATTGGAAGCTAGGCTGTAGCTTTAAAGGTACTCGATCCTCATCCTCATCAGAGGCCCTTTGGAACTCTTCCTCATAAACAGTCTTTAACATCTGAAGACGATCAGGCGTTCTCTTCATTGCAATGTAATAGGCCAATCCAGCTACCATACATGGATAAAACCGGAAGGGCATATCAGTAGTGTTTACAAGAGTGTCTGCGTCATCAATTCTACGAACGTAATGGTACACAATTTGGTCCGTGGAGTTCTCAGGTGTTGCCCACAAGTTTATGATTGGTGCAATTTGCCTATCAAAGTAAAACTGGCTTGGCCGGCCTTGAGTAGTCTTGTCAGGCAAAGTGACATACTCCCCGCGGCTAATCCGAGTGATTTCAAAGTCAGTGCCATCGCGGCGCAACACAACCTCAAGAACGTCCACCACATCCTCAAGTAACGTTATTGCGCTAGTACCTTGGGTTAAGTTTGCCGTTTCCGACTTAACCGTCCACATGTTAATGCCTCTGTTCGCCCAATCAGCGAACATGAGGTTTAACGATCTACGAGCGGTACGAGCATCATACCCAGTGCGAACTTCAATTCCGCAGCGTTCATATGCTTCTTCGATAACCTCACCGACATCGAGGTTGAAGTCTCTGGATCCTGATACTGTCATGGCCTTAACTCATATGTGGTTTCTGGTTGGTCTTAACCATCACTGCGCCGCCATTTCTAAAGCCCTGAACCTTACCACCCATTGCCATGCCTTTAGTGTTGACCTTACCGCCCATTGCCATGCCTTTAGACTTAACTCGGCCACCCATCGCCATGCCCTTGGCTTTGACCTTGCCACCGCCTGCCATGCCCTTAGACTTAACTTGACCGCCCATTGCCATACCCTTGGCTTTGACCTTGCCACCATTCTTCATGTAACCCATTTTATTACGAACCTCCGTAGGCAGCTTTTTCAAACCGGCTTGATTTTCTGTAGGTTGTTTCATATCCGTACTCCTTTAAAACTGACGCACCACGCCCTTGGTGCTTTTGCGCCTGTCGGCCATTATCGCCCCGCAGCCTTTCGCAACCGCTTCGCCTTTTTTGGTTTGGCCTTTGTACGGCCTTTTTGCTCCGTTGATTTCAATGTCTCCACCGAGACGATATCCTTTGACCTTGGCTTTTTCGGTGTTGCTGACAACGGTTTTGCCTTTTTTGCCAGCAGCCTTTTTTTTCTTTGCAGTCGCAGCTCTATCCTTTTTAGAAAGAGAACGTGCTTTAGCCGCTGGAAGACATCGGTCAGGGTTCTTCTTGTCTTTTGAAGTACCGCACTTACCCTTGATTTTACCATCGGTCCCAATCCTAACCCAATTCTGTTCACGCCATTTCTTTAGCTCACCCATCTAAGCCTTCTTCCTAGGGGAATTAACAACCTTTTTTAAAGTCTTGGCTTGCCCAGCATGTAGCTTTGAGGCTTTTCTTAAACCTTTTATAACTTTATTAACTTTCTTTTTATTGCCCTTAGTTAAACTCATTTCTTCTTCCCCTTACTACCCTTAGCATAGTTTGGGTCTTTGCAATACTTAGATGCAGCCATGTTCGCATAAGCAGAGGGATAGGTGTCAAAGGTCCGTTTGGCCCACGCTTTTCCCGCAGGGCATATCTTACTGCCTTTGGATTTAGCGGAAACACCACCGCCCTTTTTGTAGTACACAAGACCCTTCGGAGTTTTACCGGGTGGTTTTGATACTTGCTGTGTCATCTGACCTCTGGATATAGCCATAATCACGCTCCATGTACGACTTAATGTACGATATCTCTGTCGCAATAACCTCTGTCTTTTTATCAACAGAGATTAAAGTATTAGTTGCCCAACTTGCCCAGCTATAGGTAACCGCGCCAACCCCACCAATAAAGGCAGTAGCCACAATAGCTATGAACTGTTTGCCTAACATTTCCAACGCTTCCTAGCCTGACGCAACCGGCTGTTCGGATCCTTTGCAGCCTTCGGGAATTTCTTCATCTGTCCCGCAGAACGAGCGCAATAAGACTTGCGCCTCTTCGCGTCCTTACTGCCCTTCTTAACCTTGCCGGTAACCGCAGTCTTTAACTTAGAACCAGGGTTGGCTCTTCGATGGGCCTTTACACCATCCTCAGTCATCCCCGCCCCAGACTTAGTGGGGCGGTAATTCTTTTTTGTACGTCTAATCGGCTTATCACCCATGACGATTAGTACTCTTTACGCATTTCAAGAATGATAGTGTACGTGTCGGCGCTAGTATGCCCCACTGTGGTAAACAGGAGATCACCGGTCTTTCCAGAGCCTGAGTTATTTGTCAGACCCCCAAAGGTAGTGTAGTCCTGGTTACCACTTTGGTTTTCTCCTAGCTCAATACACAGAATGTTAGTAGTTGCATCCCATAGGATTTGCACCTTCATTCCAATACACTGCCACCAGATGCGCTCTATCACCACTCCAGTACAGGCTGTTCCATCAGAGTTAGAGGCCAACGCTGAAACATCGACCTTCTTTACCGCAGACTCGCCTGAACCATCAGAGATATTAGTGAACTTTTGAATGACTTTTTTAGAGCCATCAAAAAGTGTTTGTGTAGCTACAGCATCAGCCATGTTAAGCTCCTATAAGAAAGGCGGGGCGTTAACCCCGCCAAATTAAACATTAGGCTGCGAAAACAAACGTACCTGTAGTACCCGCGCCGAGATGCTGGAAGTTATACGAAACATTCCATAGACCCGCTGTTGTGCAAGTGAAGTAGATATATGAGCCAATGCTCATAAGGTTCGTAGTGGCGTTAGCAGGAGTAAACTTCAACAAAGTTTCGCCAGCCGTGGACGTATCAAACGTGACCGCGCTGCTTGTACGGCTTTCTATAATACTGCCTGTCTCATAAGCATCGCTACCCGCGCAATCAAAACTCAGGAAAGCAGTGCCACCAGTAGTGTCTACTGACTGAGCGTGTATGCACACAACACCTACTGTCGCAGCGGGAAGAGTGGTGACCTGCTGTGCCCCGCCCGTAAACGGGTTGATATTAATTCCAGCGACATAGGTAACAGTGCCAGAGGTGGCTTTAGCCGTAACAGTAAGACCACCTAACGTGGGCATTCCGCCTGAGAACACAGAACCAGCAACCGTTAGATCTCCGCCGATTGTAGCGTTTGTTCCGTATGTGGAGTTAGTGGTTTCAACGCCGGTTGTAGTGGCAACTGTAATGTCTTCAAAACCGTTTTGCGAACGCACTGGTCCGCTGAAAGTAGAATTACCCATGTGTATCTCCTGTCGTGGGTTAAGTCAGACGCCCATTGCGCCTGTCAGGGATACCGAGATAGTACAATACGTTTAGACAAAAAGAAAGAGGCGATCCGAAGACCGCCTCAGTTGGTATACACAGGGAGAATGTATATACCTTTTATACGCCAGGAGAACCAAAGACGCAACGTGGATCTGAAAACCCAAAGCTGTAACGCTCACGGGCTTTAAACCGCATGTTACCAGTGTCAAAGTCCGCTTCCATGTTGGTTGAAAGAGGCGTCCGCTCAAAGTGAATGAACCCGCGAGGAGCATCGGTCAAGACGTAGAACGCATCTGGATCTGTCAAGAAATCGTTGACGGCGTAACCACCGGGCAACATTCCCATAGACCGGATTGCGTTTGTATCGTTGTCCGAAGTACCTACCCGAAGCTCAGAGTTTAAAATCCGTTGGGCTACAAACTGTAGCTGACGCGGGATAATCATCTTCACACCACGAAGAGCAACCTTCAAACCACGCTCGTCAACAAAGCCAGCGATATTAATCAGAGCGTCCTCAAGAGAGGTTTCGTTCAAATCAGCCGCAGACACGTTGTCGAGAGTTCCACCGTTAGTCAGTGGGTGGTTGGATGCACAAAGAGCAACCCCGTCACCACCTGCCGAAGCACCCGCAGTAAACGCATTGTTAAGAACCGCAGCGGCTTTAACCTGTTTACTGTGAGCCATTGACCGAGCAAGGGCCTTGGTATAGCGTGATCCAAGACGATCATAGAGATTGTCCTCGATTGCTTCTTCGGTGATCGAGAAGGCCAACGCCAGAGTTTCGTGATTATAACGAGCAGTGTATGCTTCGTTGGCATCATCGTAACTTACGTTAGATCCTTCTTGCTTAGTTGGCGCTGCGCCAAATCCGGACAACATCACCTCCTCCTCGAACGCTCTGTCCGATGATTCAGTAGTGTAGATTTCCGAATGTTGACCCTCGTACCGGTCGTATTCCATTCCAAACAGTGCGTTTAGGCCGGGTTCTAGCTCTTTCGCTAGTTGTGCGCGAGAAATAGCCATAATCTATACCCTTCCTTATACGCCTGTTGTCGAAACAGTGGCCGCTGCAATGGAGCCTGTCGGCGCATTGAAGTGGTTGTTTAAACGAACGATTAACGGGATACCAGCGGCGGTAAAGTCGCTATTTTCTGGGTCATCAAGAACACCCATAATACGACAGAACAACGTGTTGGTGGTTGCGATGGTATTCAAATCCACAGTTGCAGAAGAAATACCCGTGGTAGTAGAACCACTATTACCTGTAGCTAACGCAATGTTAGCAAAGACCGCAGCACGAACTTCAGCCTCAGTGTTTGCCGCAGCAACAACGTTAGACGTTGCGATGGTAAACAGTTGAGCAGGATTGTCGTACAAGAAAGCCTTTACAGGAAAGTTAGAGTCCGCGCCAGATCCAGGCCATTGATTGGAAAAGATCGTTTCACCAGTAGTTGAAGAAACGTATTCACATCCATTAAAAACACCAACCGGAGAAACGTTACCGCCAGCCGCAGCTTGCAGATCGTCAATCACTCCCGCAGCTAACGGGATAACCGCCATGCCTTGGAAGATTGGGTTGCTGTTGTCCGATGCAATACGATATTCAGTCGTACCAGTGGTGTTAGCGGCGGAACCTAAAACACCATACGGGCGGAACCCGAATGCGCCATTAGAATTTGCCATGATAGCACCTCAAAGATTATTCAGTGTCGTTTTGACGGCCACCGAAAGTTACACGGGATTGCCGGTTATTACTAATCGGCATTGAAGGATGTTGCTCCTTCATTAAGTCAGAATCTACAGCGGTCATTTGATCTCGGGTCCGTAACCCGTAGTAATTGGCTCGTTCTTTCGCTGTTTCTTCAGGCAGTCTGCAAAGCATTAGTCCACCGTTTCCGATTATCCCTGAGTACTGTCCCTCATCGATAGTAGGGAAAGCACGTTCGGGGTACTCATCTGCGCGAACCGGTTCCCAGCCTTCACGAAGTTTGGAATAGACGTTAGTCTTGTCTTCCTCACCACGCATAGATACTCGGATCCATCGTTGCACATAACCCACCGGGGGGTCGGGAGCCTCTAATCGTTGGGGCGGAGCCCATGGTTTACGCCGCTCAGTCTTTTCGCGAGTTGAGCTTTCTCGAGTTTTTCTTTCAGCCATGGTCTAATCCTTTACAAATTTTGCGTATTCAGCGAGAGGAACGTTAAGTTTCTTCGCCATGATAACTTGCCTCTGGGTCAACCTGACTGACTTAGTACGCTTCTGGTTAGTGTTACGAGAGGCTGAGGATGCAGCAGAAGCGACCTGGGCACCCCCTCCCGATTTCTTAACAGCGAACTTATTCGGAAACTCCGAACGCATCCGCCTATCTACTTCTGTATAGTAGTCTTCTGACGTTGGGTCAAATCCTTCTTGAGTAACCATCCTGTTGTGAATGGCAAACACAGAAGCAGTCATCACATCGTCTTCACCAAACCAAGTGTTTTTCTTGGCCCAAGCGTCCGCTTTAGGATCTACTTGTGGTGCTTGTTGTTGTTGTGGCGCCGGCTGTTGCTGTGGCGCCGGCTGTTGAGCTTGCTGTTCTACCCGCTGTTTAGCAGCGGCAAACCGGCTCTCATCGTACTGAGCCCTGTTTAAAGCCTTTTGCGCGGCAAGCATCGCCTCGGTGTCACCCTCATCCGCGGCTTGTAAATATGCTTTCTCAGCGGCGGAAGTCTCAGACTGAACGCGGTTACCGTATTCATTAAGGTAACCACTGTCTAATTGTTGCACCCGAGCCTGTAGCTGTTGGTTTTGTTCAGCCAGCTTCTGGGCTACTTTGGTAGCTTCTTCACGGCTGACCTGTTCATCTCGGTATCTTTGATTAAGCTGGCGTATGCGTTTCTGCACACCCTTGCTATATTCATCCAGTTCTTCCGGATCCGCAGCTACAGGCTCTTCAACGATCTCAACTTCGGGTTCTGAAGCCTCTTGTTTCGGCTCTTCGTCACCCTCAATCTCGATCTCAATTTCTTCTTCTACCTCGTTAGACATGTCTGACATCATCTGGCTCCAGTAATGTTGCGATCACTTCATCGTCATTAAGAATGCGAACTTCGCCGCCCTCAATTTTAAACCGAGATCCAGAGTACCTGCCGATGCAAACCCATTGGCCTTCTTTGCACCAAGGTGTGCCTTCAAACTTAGCCTGATCTTTATATGCCAAAGGGCCCAACTTGAGAACGTATGCCACAACAGTAGCAACAGTTTCTCTCTCCCGAACTTCGTCAGGAATATGCAGGCCAGAGGCTGTTTTTGATTTTCCTTGATACGGCATAACCAAAACCCGCCATCCGGTAGGTTGTGGTAATCTTTCCATCAAGGTCTTATCCAGAAGGGAGGGATCTAATACCCGCGCTTCGGGGGGAACATACGCTGTCTCGGATACATCTTTAGATCGATTGTCCTTAACTTTTTTAGCTACATGTTCAGGAAGAAATAATGTCTTCGACATCGTCTTGATTACTCTCCAACAGGGTCTTGATTTCTTCTTGTGCTAAGGAAAGGCCCCGAATTTCCCCGACAAGCATCTTGTAGTCTTCCCAAGTTTTAACACTACCTTGGGACATAGCGAATGCAATGTCACTCTCCCTCGCACGAAGAACTTTGTATAAGTACTTAGAAAAGTCTATGACATCCATGATTGTATCCGTATGGATGTCATATAAGGTTGTCAATCTTCATTGTATATATTGTCGAAGATTTTAGTAACGTCTAACGTGTAATCCAAGTCAGACTTAGAGTAGTGAATGTGCTGAGATGGACGAAAGTCAGGTGCGCCCTCCCCAGTTTCAAACCAAGCAGGGTGCGTTACCCGCACTCGATTATTAGGCAAAGCTACAATATTACCCGTATACTCACCCGCATCCAACAACTCCAATACATGGCTCTGCTTATGCTGGGCAGGATCATCAGCTATCTCACTGTCCGTGTAATCCACTGTAAACAAGTACTTTGCAGGATAGAACTCACTGTCTATCTTTGCCATCCAAGGACAAGGCGTTGCCCTGTCTAACTTGTAAACCGCATGAGTATGCGATGAACAATCCCAAGGTTGGGCCGAATGTACAGGCATTGGCATAGGCCACTCCTCATATGGAGTATCCGCCACTAAGGCCGTAATCGGCATTCTTGCCCACATTGCGCCACCATGCACGTTAGGTGTGCCTTCTATGTCAGCCTCACAACCGGTGAAGATAACCTGAAAACTCAAGCACCTATTAGGCATGGTGGTGACGGCAACCGCCATCGCATGTAGAAACTCCCCGTGATACCCGTTGTGATTATATGTGTATTCACGCCTTACCCAGCATTTAAAGTGTGGGATATTACTTTGTAAATATGGCATTAATACGTCATACCCCTTTTGTTGTTGAACCGGACATCACCAGCACGAACTCGGCCACCAGCCGCATATCCCTTAGACTTAATCATGCCACCGTTCTTTAGAGCTTTGCCTTTATCTTTTTTATCGATAAAGTCTTTTTGCTCCCGAGGTTTTGTGTCTTGTTCAGGACTACGCATCTCACCGTCATCATCTTTATAGGCCGTACCAGAAGCCCCATCTGGATGCAGAACGTCCGCAACCATCTCATCAATACGCTCCGCTTGTGTCTTTTCTTTTTTCTTTTTAGGACGCAATTTAGGCCGAAGGGATCTTTCTACAGACATAGCTGTCTCCTTAATATATAGAATGTTTCGTTGGATCTTCTAAACGTGTTGGTACACAGTACGCTACAGCGCGATCTGCCGTAGCAATCCCATGAGTAGAGTACCTCTTAACCAATGACTCCGCTACTTTGTTGCAGTAGTTTACCTGCTTAAAGTACATGTCATCAATAATTAAAGTACGCTCGTCCCCATACCCTAGATACAGTATGAGAACGAATACATGCATCAGAACATCAGTTCAAAATGTGGAGCATCTATAAACGGTCTTCTGTTTTGATCTCGTCGCGTGTCAACATAACTGTTCATGGCGTCTTCTGCGGTTGCAGAATAAT